CCCCTCATCGCCCTCCAGTACCACGACGTTGAGATTCGCATCACGTGGGGTGCTGCCCTCTCGGACAAGTGGGAGTGCTACGCCCACTACGTGTACCTGGACACTGACGAGCGCGTGGCGCTTGCGGCCGCCCCTCAGAACATGCTCATCACCCAGACCCAGCGTGCGATCGCCTCGCAGTCCAGGATCCAGGAGATTAACTTCAACCATCCCGTGAAGGCCCTGGCGACTGCCGACGGTTCGACGCTCACCATCGCTGGTGTTAACAACAAGCTGAAGCTGCAGATTAACGGCACGGATGTGACGGACTTCAAGTACGTGGATCCCCATTTCACCGCCGTGCCCGCCTACTACCACACGAACGCTTCCAAGGATCAGGATGGTTCCGGACACAATAATAAGCTGTTCCTGTACCCCTTCTGCCTCGACACCTGCAAGCTCCAGCCCACGGGTTCTCTGAACTTCAGTCGCATCGACTCCGCTCGCCTCGTGTGCGACACTGCCAATCACGAGGATGACATTTACGGTGTGAACTACAACATCCTCAGAATTGAAAATGGGATGGGTGGACTTATGTACTCGAACTAAAAAAACTCGGTACTATATAATGAACACCACAATTGTAGTCCTAACCATCCTCGTCGTACTCATCGTGTTTAACCCAGACCCAAATAAATTACCGAAGAGGCGAACGATTTGGAATGGGTTCCGGACTTCACCGACTGCATAAGCAGTCGATTGTCAATTCTTTTCCCCACCAACAATAATATGTGGATACTCTTCTTCCTCGCCGCCTTTATATTCCTCCTCACATACGACCCGAAATCGGGGACGTTAAATAAGTATGTTGAACTCCCCGATGCCCCATGTAAAGATGGGCACTACCAGGAAGTTCAATTTGCCCAAAAAGGATATCAATGTCCCAGTACCGATAAAACCCAGATGGGTGCTATAATATCTACTTAAAAGCAAGATGCACTATTGAATTAGAATGTTTGCGTTTGACCGTGACACTGCTACTCTCGTCGCTGTTGCCGTGTGCATCGCCGCGACTGTCTACCTGTTCAAGGAGCTCAAGAAGACCAAGGAGGAGTTTACCACTGCCAAGGAGGAGTTTACCACTGCCGTGGCGGAGTAGCATCAGCAATCCGTGGTATACACGGAGGTCCCTCATTTGGCGCCTGCTCCGGTGGTGTCTACCCCAGAGCCGACACCGCCGAAGGTGGCTGTGACGCGCAAGAAATCTGTCACCATCGCTGAGAAGGAATCGTCTGAATAAACATATTAGGAGATTATAGAATTGCCCCGAGCAATGAAGAAACACAAGGCTATCGCGATACCAGTAACTTTTACGGGTGGTACACCCAGGTTTCTCACAGTGAGGGACCGACGATTTAAAGAATGGATATTTGTTACAGGAGGCTGTAGGCGCAGGGAGATATTTTATCCACTCCGTTGTGCACTCAGGGAATTAGAAGAGGAGACTCGGGGTGTGGTGTCCCTTAAAAAAGGTGAGTACACGAGTTTTACATTTACAGTGAAAGAAAGTCCCCAGGTAGATTTAGAATATTCAGTTTTCATATTTTATGTTAATTACTCACTTACTGACCAGGTTGATTTGGTGAAACAATTTAACGATGAGAAATACAAGATGCACACCAAGAAGATACAGATGAAGCGTACATATGATGAGAATGACTTTATGAGTTTTGACACTTTATCAGAGTTTAATGCTCGCACCCAATGGGACCGTATAGTACATAATGTGGTAAGGAATCCAGAATTTTATGCATGCATGAGTTCCCTCAATAGAAAAACGTTTGCTATTAAATAATGAAGTCTAAGAACTATATTTTAATGCAAATGAAAAATATTTTGATAGACCGGAAAGAATACTCAGAGGAAAAGGCGGAGGCTTGGGTCAGGGAACATGAAACTAAGACGGTCTACGAGCTCATGGTCATGAAGAAGCATCTGACTACGGTCGAAGAAGAGTGTAGGGATGTTTCATGTCGTAGCTCAATTTGGTGCGATGAAGAATATTAAAAAAATAATACGATGTAAGTATAAGGAGTATGTTTAAACGTTGGTGCAAGCAAGAGGGTTTTTGTCACGGGGGCTCCAATCTATCACACGTGCTCATGGATGGTGGTATACTATCTGTCCCGTTTGATAGATTGAATGACTTTTATACTATGTACATAGACGCTGTCAAAGGGGGTGAAAAGTTATTTGTTGTAGAACAAAAGACTGAAAAGTTTCATTTTTTTGTGGATCTCGATTACAAAGATACAGAAGAGTTATCATTCGACACACTCGAAGAAGTATGTAGGACTATATGTGACCGTGTCTCAACATTTACAGATAAAAACGCACTCATATCTGTAGCGGAACCTAAAACCTGTGGGGAACTCATCAAACATGGTATTCATATAAACTGGTCGGGGTTCGTGGTGGATCATGGGTCTGCTATGGCTCTTCATTCTCATATCGTATCGGCGCTCACAATTCTATTCCCCTCAAAGAATTGGAGAGACATCGTGGATACCTCAGTCTACGGTGCTGGAAAGAAGAATGCAAAGGGGAGTGGGTTCCGTATGCCCTGGTCGCATAAAAAGGCGAAGCATGATGCGTGTGGCGGTGCAGGTTGTGAGGGGTGTGAAAAGGGGAGAGTGACACAGGGGCAGTACCGACCGGTTATCTTGTATAACGGTACCCTCAGTCATATTCACGACCGTGAACCGAGTGTGGATATCATGCACATGGCTACCCTTCGTACAGAGGCGACTGAACATGTTATAGTCGAGGGTTCCACGAGAGAGGAGGGATCCTTTAGCATGCAAGAGACTAAAAATGTTTTCCAAGATTTAGAAGTTCAAAATACTATCGAAACATTTATTCGTAAAAACGTGTATGGTCAGGAATCATCTGATGTCTCAAAAATATATATACACGACAAAATATTTTTAGTTTCCACAAACTCTAAGTACTGTGAAAATATCCAAAGAAAGCACGCTTCCAATCACGTTTGGTTTCTCATCGAGGGTGACACTATCACCCAAAAATGTTTCTGTAGGTGTGAGACAAACAAGGGTCGGCTTCATGGATTTTGTAAAGACTTTTCAGGAAGGTCCCACATACTTCCCGATAAGATTTACAAGGCCATGTATCCAAATGGATATTCCAAACTAATGTTTAGAACTTCTTCTCCGAAACCCGAGACCCCTGTGGACACTACAAACCCAGTAGACTTATTGAACACTTTCATAAATAAACACATGGTCACCACATCAGATGTGAAAATCAAAAGTCTCACAAAGTCTGCAAATCAGTGTAAAATAGATACCACCATGGTGTGTGGGGGGTGTGAAAAGATAAATGTACCCTTTGTCATTAAGAAAAAGAAAGCTATCATTCAACAAAAGTGTAATTGTACTACACGTGAACATACACTCGCAGAAAAAATTGTAAAGGTACTATAGAATGATAGCTCTATTCATCATCGCAGTGTTTGCATACATGATAACACAAATAAAAATAAAAATGAATGACACTGTACTCACCGAACTTATAAAAGAAACACACAAATATTCAGGTATCCATGAAGATTCGTACGGTCAGTTTTACGCAAATATACAGATGGCGCTTGAGTACATGGATGCACAGTTTCTTTATAAGGCTATTCATCATCTGAATGAGATACCCCTCTACATGTCTCCCATAGACCCCGATGTTCAGGGAGAGATTGCAGAACTCGGACAGAGGATTGGAATCGCTTTCGAACGTGAAAAGAAATACATTTAAAAGAGAGAATGTTATATGGAGTACTAATGGCTTCGACTACTACCCGCTCCGGTCGTGTTTCCAAGAAACCCGAACGTCTCGAAATGGAGGAGGATGTCGAGGATGATTATTCCCATTCAGACGACGATGATGATTACTCTGATGACGACGACGACGACGACCTCTGTGAGACTGAGGATGAAGACGAGTGTGACGATGAGGACGAAGATGCCGATGAAAATGGTAACCTGAAAGGGTTTGTGGTTGACGATGAGGACGACGAGGAAGATGAGGAAGAAGATGAGGAAGAAGACGCTTAAAAAAATAATTTGCTACTATACATATGGATACAGACATTGGAAATCCAATTGAATATAACCCCCAAGTTGCTGAGAGGGATGAAGAACCTATTCGTAACTCCGAACCACAAGAATATTATTACGCCCCTCAACACATGATGCCCCCACCGCCGTCACCGGAACCGTCGAAACCCGATATATTCACAAACTTAGATAAAACCGCGTATCTTGTCATATTTGCTGCGTTCATCCTGGGATTCTTCATGGGTAAAACTATGCAACCAGTCATCCTGAGACATGGGTGAATATCCGGTAAAATCTCCTATAGGACCCGTAGATGGTTCGGTAAAATATGCTCTACTGGTAATCAAGGGGTCCTTTAAATTATCAGTGAGTATATCAGTAGCGTTGGGTTCACTTTTCATAATCTGTTCTTTTTTAACATAAAAATATATTCCTAATAATAATCCGAGAGCGACGAGTATGGATATAAGTAACACTAACATATTATTAATAAAAACGTTTATTTTTTTTAATAATATGGATGCCTCCGCCGTGATTCGAACACGGGACCTTTGGTTTACAAGACCAACGCTCTGACCAACTGAGCTACAAAGGCAAAGCCTATGATATGATAGGCTGTGATGCTGATGTGTGTATAATTACGTGGAAGTCACTTCCTCTCCAACATTTGCTGGGTTCTCCGAAACCTGAGTCTCCGTGGAGTTCTCATCCCCCTCTGGGATTGCCATATTGGCTTCGCGCTGCTTGCGACGCTGTTCAATCTCACCAGCGACGACGGTGTCAGCCTCTTTGACCAAATCCTCCATCGATGCATCAGGCTTTTCGCGCTTGAGGCGCTCGAGAACCTCCGCGGGGTGACTGATAGGAGGCTCATCTGGACGATTATAAAACTGGGAGTTCTCATCTCCGGGCTTGTTGAAGATGGCCTCTCCACCAACCTTGGTGGTGATCATATCCCTCTTACGCTCATCGAACATCTTGGCAGCCATGGCCTGGTTCTCCTTGTATCCGGTCATGAGTTCCTCGAGCTTCTCATTGGTATAGTGGGCATCCTCAATCTTGCTGGGGTCCGGGGGGATGAGGAGCCACTTGTACATGTCAACGACGTAAATGTCAAACGTTGCATCCTCCTTCTGCAGACGTTTCGCGTGGTTCGCCGCCTCCTCACGCGTCGCAAAACCGCCTCGGATCTTAATACCAAACTTATCATTCTTCTGCGGTGCATCGGGTCCGACGATCGATATGCATGCGAAGAGCTGACCAGGAACGGTGGTATAATCTTGCTCAAGAGACATTATATCTTCTATACGCCACTAAACTTTAAGTAACCTAAGTGAGTTAAAGTTTTTGACAATAGTAACATCATGGAAGAGATACGCCGCCTCCACAACGATGAAAAGCGGAACCTCATAGCATCTATCGCGCGTGAAGGTGATAGTGTGCTCGATGTAGGGTGTGGTTTCGGTGGGGATCTTCAAAAATGGCGTCACGCGCGTGTCAATCTAAGCATGTGTGAACCAGATGCCGAAGCCCTAGAAGAGGCGAAGAACCGTGCGAAGAATCTAAAGATTCGGGTGAACTTTTACCACGGTGATATTTTCGCATGCCCCCATAGGAAATATGATATCATCTGTTACAACTTTTCCCTACACTACATTTTCCAAACACGTGAAATATTCACCAATACACTTCATGAAATTAGAAAACGTTTGAAACCAGGGGGGAAGTTGATAGGTATCATACCCGACTCAGAACAAATTATATTCAGGACACCTTTGAACGATACTACCACAGGAAACTTTTTCAAACTAAGCGGGACGAGTAACGGTGACTTTGGTGAAAAGTTATACGTGCACTTGGTGGATACCCCGTACTACGCTGATGGCCCGAGACCCGAACCACTAGCACACCGTGATTTACTCGTGACGCATTTAGAAAACATGGGGTTTTCTATGGAACATTGGGAAGGTCTCTCGGGAAATCCAATTTCGAGGTTATACAGTAAATTTATATTTGTATATAAAAATGATAGCTCTGATCGTGTTAGTCATCATTAACATCATCATATTTTTATATACAAAGGAGGATACTAAATTAGTAGAAGTGAAGGAAAAGTACAAGGTACTCCGGGAACACTTGATAGCCACTGGTAATGAAGACTTTAAGATGTTATATAAAGAAATCCCTATCATCGCGCATCGTAAAATGTCGGGGGCCGTGGGGTATAATGCGAACAAGGGTGCTGAAATTGGTCTGTGTATAGATGGGGAAGTCAATGAAATATTCCACGTGTTACTTCACGAACTGTCACACTGCACAGTCGACGAATACTCTCACAGTAAACATTTTTGGGGGCAGTTCGAAAAGCTCAGGAATGAAGCTGTCTCCATAGGAATATACGAAGTCATCTCAGAGAGGACACCATTTTGTGGGAAGCATGTGATGGATAAATAATAATAATATGTATATGTATATTATATTATATAATGGATGCTATGATTCCACAACCGTCGTTGTCTCAAATCGGTCTTTCTGTGTCGACGTGGTTCTTAATGTTCTTGGGTACTATTATCATCCGCACCGAAACGCACGAGTGGGTGAATACCGTGATGCTCACTGTAATATATCCTTTATACATATGGTTCATGTCCAGGAATAACATTGTCGGTAGTATATCGCAGGGTGCTATGATTGCTACTGTCATAGCCGCTGGTTTATTCATGACACTGTTATTAGAGGCGCGAGCGAAATCGTCTTTTTCTTTGTCACTCAAGAAAAACTTAAAAGAGTTTGGTAGAAAACCCGAGGGTACAGCGTACGCCTCCGCCGCTATCGCGGGGAGCCTTGTAGTTGGTATAGGCGTTTCGTACGCTGTGTTAAATAAGAATTTTATAGATATCTAAGGCTTACACATATTTGCGAGCGATGTAAAAGGCAATGCCGGCGAGGAGTCCCGTGGAAGCGAGACCGACCATACTACGGTTACCCTGCGCGTTTAAGAATTGGGGGATGGTACCAGCGAGCTTCTCCTGAACGGGCTTGCTGATAGCGGCGGCAGTGCAAGCAGCCACGATGAGAGCTTGCATCTGGTCGTCGGTGAGGTTCATGGGGTTCGTCTTCTTGGTGGGAGCCGCTGTGGGGGGTGCGACGGGGGGAGGAGTCATCGCCTGTTGCATCATGCGGGGATCCATGGTCATCATAGAAGGTTCGAGGGGTTCCTGGGAGTTGCCCATAATATCGGCGATGGGAGTAGAATCCATAGTATCTTTATGTTCACTCACATTTTTTTTAACCATTTCCGGCACAAAAGAAGTTGATGGGTTGTCATTATTATTCAACGACATCATACCATCGTCGGCATCTGAAAGATTTAATGTTCTGACGTCTGACATTTATGTAAAAGTACATTTTTTAGATACTACGATTTCGCACTCACTACCTTAACACGCATCAGCCCATTTGAGAATAGCTTTGATGGTCCACGCACTCGTATCTATAGTTTCAAAACGTTCCACGCGTTTGATGAATGTTTCCTTTTTAGGCACCTGAAAAATATCATTCTTCAACTGCATTATCGACCCATCACAGTTCCGCGTCGTCATGTACACCGGGAAATGTTTCGTAAAGTACTCCCACACTGGTCCCTCCCTAGACCCTTTGTAAAACTTATGCACGAACCCCCACACAACTCTCTTTATATATCGGAGACGTTCTCTAGGGTCTTCTGGACCACTGCGATGCATGGAAATGTTATCAAACGCCATAGCCACGAAGGATTCTATATAACAGAAATGATGTTGAGAGAGTTCATCGTACTGCGACACCTCCCACGCCCGGTTCAGATACCCCGGCTCCCCTGAGATATACATGGCGGTGCTCATCTGCTCGGGTGTCTCCTGAGTAAAACCACCAGTGGGTTGGAACCCTAAGGACTTGTCACGTATTCTGTACCCCGGGTACCTCTCTCGAATCGTATCTTCAAACTCGTGTACATACGCACCCTCCCCCATGGAGTCGTATATCTGTATCTGTTTCGTGACGTTATTCACCTTGATATAAATAGCGTGACCATCATCATTGTCGAGATTCGCTTCGAGATGAATATACTCTACATCCGTATCAGTGGGTGTAAGATTTTCAAGATTTTTACATCTAAAGATACACTTCTCCTTTTTGACACTCTCGGAACGAATAGCTCTGAGAATATCTTCGTAGTATTCTTGGATAAACCTCTTGGCAATTTCAGTGGCATTTTCAATAGCCAAAAGTGTCTTGGCATCCTCAGACCCTTGCATCACCGCACGTTCCAAAAAGTCATCTGTATCGAGGGTTGGGTGGTCCTCTTCGATGAATCTGAGAAGTTCATTATTGTCGGCGAGAAGTTTGATTGGAATCATCGTGTTTGAATTATACTTTCATATACTTTTTAAGTGACTTAGGTGAAGAAATGACAAATAGAAACTCTGTCACTTTGTTTTTTCTGTCTTTCAAATTACGACTTCCCTTGTAACAGTTGTACTCTATTTCGATTTTTTCATATTCGTAGGGTTCGAGAAGGTCTTCCCACTCGGTGGGTGTGATGAATCCCTCGTTATTATAAGATACCAAGGTGTGCGTAGCTTTTTCGGTGGATACTCGTATCGTGCGCTCCATGACTTCCCTTATTGTTCGTTTGTAATTGTAAGCACTTTTATTCCAATTGGTCGGTATCCCAGAGACTTTCGAAATAGTATCGGGTCTTTGATTTGTACACACAAGGTTTAACATGAAATAATTGGAACCGTACGGATGTTGGTTATAAGGTGGGTCTATATAAATGAGATCTACCTGGGGAAGCGTGTCTAAAAAATCACATGCATCCTTCCTGTGCACCACGACTTCTTTAGACTCTGGAAGCCACACTGGACATTCAACTTCAATCTTCTTCATAATCCTCTCGAGGGCGTGACCTCCTTTACCACCCCACCCACCTTTATGAAACCCTTTGAAAACGCCCGATGTGTTCGTGTGAATACTAACCTTTACGACGAGAGGTCCCAGACAATAAGATTTCAAATGAGGTGGTACGTGCGCATCTATGTACGCCAACATTCCATCGATACGATTTGCATTTTCTTTTGTGAAAAAACATCGCTCTCCTTCTTGAATAGCTGAAGAATCTCTCGGTGCGTACAATTCAGAAAAGAATCCTTCCACCCCGGGACATGCGTTCATGTTTTCCAAATGTTTTTTAATATATTCTCTCTCAGGGTCCGTAGGTGTTTTCAAGAAACATTGGGATAGTACCTCACAATATCTTTCCAAATCATTCACGTACAATGTATCGCACGAAGTGAGTAAAGTTCGTGACACCACCCCCGAACCCGAAAAAGCATCGACACACGTCTTTGGTTGTAAGCGCTTGACAACCTTTTCAATGACACCGACCAACTTTCTTTTATTACCTATGTATGTTATCATGGGCTGGTGTACATACCTTTCCATAGCTACTATGGTAGCTGACTATTTCCTTAAGTGATTCTCGAGCCACGTGTTTCATAATGTACAATCTTTCATCAGGGGTCCAGATGGAACTCTTGTGTGGAAACGCATCATATTTATGAGTCTTGACACAGAATGTTGCGTGACAGGGTTCGTGTGCACCTCTCGTGATATCGATGCGCTTCACCATATCCTCGGGGTTGAAGGGGGGTTCATTGGGTTTCATCTCCCACGTGATTGTTTCCCTCCCAAAGTTTGATATGGGACCTATCCTATGGATGATTGATTCACTACTATGAAAATCACACCCAGCCACAAACACGAGATAAGGTGAAACGGTGAGATTCTTGAAGAGGTGCCACGAAGCATTTACATTTTTAAACACCCTCTCGATAGCATTACCTGTCGATTGTTTAGGAAGATTCTCCGAAAATCTTTTATCATTCGTACCCTGATATTTATCTTCAATGATGAGGAAACAGTATTTCGTATCGTCGAGTGTCACGTAGAATACCCCCCCATCAGGACTTATGAAGGTACCACTTTGCGAGAATAAAATACGTTTTTCCCAATGGAACGTTCCATTCACTTCTACCACGAGGTCATGACAAAACGTTTTAAAATGATTCATGACATCATGCAGTGTTTTTTCAGATTGTATACAGACATCCCGGGCTATCGAAGAACCTTTATGAATTGTTTGAAGATGAGACATATTTATTATTTTTGTTTTGTAATCTTTACTTGGGTTGATTTTCCTCTTGCGTTTTTAGAACTCAGGGAAGTGTTCCCCTTGGGGTTGAACATTTTCTTATGCGCCTGCCAATATTCTGGTGCACCCACTTTGAAGTTTTTCCTGATGGTTGCCTTGTACCAGAAAACACAGTCTTCAATTTTATTACTTTTTGAAGTATTATCCAACACAATACATTCATAATTCTCTGTGCAGGCATCCATGACTTTATTGAACATATCGAAGGATGGGAAGATACCGAAGAAAGATTTGTACAATTTTTCTCTATTCTGAATGATATTCTCTCTGAGGATAAACACATAATCTACATTGGCACGAAGGGCTGGTGGGAGGTCCATACAATACTGCATGGTGAGCATGAAGAAAATCTTCCAATGTCTCCCGTTCATGAAACACTGCCTGATGCACGTGTCTCTCATGAACTTGTTATCATACATACAATCGTCGAGTAGAAGGAAGGCGCCACAATTTGGTTTTCCCGCACCCACCAATTTCCTCTGACGGTCCATCACACGTTCTATAGCATCTTTGTCATAATCACCGTAAATGAACAGGTCAGGGATGTACTGTTGGTAATAATGATTACCTTCTTCTGTCGCTGATAGGACAATCCCAGCTGGCAAATGTTTTTTGTGATACAGAATATCTGTGACGAGAGTTGATTTTCCAGTGTTCCGTTTTCCAACAAAAACACACACCCTGTCATCAGCAATATTCGCGGGATTAAATTTTCGCAACTTTAAATCCATCTATAATAATGCCCCGTTTTATTTCATAATATTTTACTCACATGTAATAAGAATGGCTGGCCGCGTGAGGCTCGCTGTCACTGGCATCCAGGACCAATGGCTCACTGGGGAACCACAGTTTTCATATTTCATCATGAATTATAGGAGACACACCCGCTTCGCCACAGAGGCTGTGGAATCACCCTTCGACGGTCGAGTTGGCTTTGGAGAGACCCTGACGTGCAGGATACCCAACGACACGGGTGACCTCGTGAGAAGCATGATGCTCAAAGTCACTCTCGACCCCCTCCCAGCATCCGATACCCCCCTTGTATCAAACGTTTACAATACAACCGCTGGTTCTAGAATAATTGAACATGCAGACCTTATCATAGGTGGACAGGTGATTGAAAGATTAACGGGTGAATATATTTATATGTATGACCAGTTATACAATAACAAAGATGATACTACCCAAACGTTATACTTTATGACTGGACATGGAAATCATATTCAATTTTCAGACCCGTATACATTCTATGTCAATTTACCTTTTTATTTTTTCAGAAATCCAAGTCTAGCTATACCGATGTGTGCCATCACGAAGCAGCTCGTCGAAGTTCGAATAACTTTCAAACCGTCCGATTACAAAATAAGTTATTCATACATAAAAGAATTTGAAGATAGTCCGACGTGGTCAGTGCAACCGACGAACGATGGTTCTATTAATAGTGCTTCTCTCGTCACGGATTACTTCTTCATCACTGATAATGAAAAGAGTTTTTTACGTACGAGACCAGTTGAATATGTCATCACACAGTTACAGATTGCTACGATACCATTTGAACCCAACAATGCATCTCGCTCAGTGATGCTAAATTTCCAACACCCAGTGAAGGAATTATTATTTATGGCGACATTACAAGAAAGAAATTTGACACCACAAGATGGTGGGGGGCCAGATATACTTGGTGGTATAGTCGCAGAAAGTGATAATACACTTTATCTTTCCGAAAAAATAAATATTAGATCTGATACGAGATCTATAAAAAATATATCACTCGATTTCAACGGTAGTAAAGTTTTTGACCACGGTAGAACACACCTCGCGTATCAACAATCTTTACAGTACCACACGGGTTGTCCGTCCCCAGCCTATGAATTTTATACATATTCTTTCGCATTGAAACCTGAAGTCTATTACCCAACAGGTCAAGTGAACATGAGTCGGATCATCCATAAAAAACTTTCAGTGGAACTTAATGAAGTAGATACATTGAATGATATATTTGTAAACGTGTATGCCCTTAATTACAATGTGTTGAGAATAGAGAGTGGATTAGCGGGTTTAAAATTTTAGAGGGTACTAGTAGTAATGGCTGGGCGTGTACAGCTCGCTACGAGGGGAACACAGGACGTGTTCTTCACGGACAACCCAGAGTATACATATTTCATCAAAAACTTTAAAAAGCATACAAACTTCGCAGTGTACACGGTGGATCATGATGTCACGGGAGAGATTGAGTTTGGAAGTACCCTCCGGTGCACCATCCCTCAAAACACGGGGGACCTCATGAAAACTGTCAGACTCCATGTAAAACTCGGAGCTATCGACCAACCTAGTGACCCTTTTTTTGTGAAGGGATACGCCGAATCTATCGGACATGCTATGATAGAACACGTCGATATTAACATAGGGGGTAAGCTTGTGCAGCGAGTCACACGCGATTACATGCAGATATATTCAGAACATTACATCACACAGACGAAACAAGTAAATCTCGAAAAACTCATCGGTAAACCACCATCCGAATTGTCTGGTACACCTGTGCAGAGTTTTGGTATACTAGGCTATTTAGGTGCAGCCATAGAAGAACGAACGTGTATCATAGATGTACCTTTTTATTTTCATAATAATCCATCCCTGGCTATACCATTATGCGCGATCGGAAAACAAGAATGTGAAATCGTTGTACAATTAAGTCCGATAGATAAATGTATATATCAATCGTATATAAATGATGGTGAGGAGTATGAATGGTCTATAAATGTAATCAAGTCTACACAACTCGGATTGATTAAAAGTTTTACGATACAGACTGAACTCGTAGCCCTCGAAGAACCTGAAAGGATAAAATATCAGGAACAATCGACTGATTTTATAGTTACACAAGTGCAGAGTGACACGTCATACATACCACCCGGGACTTCACATATACAAAAACTAGAGTTTAAACATCCGGTGAAAGAACTGTATTTTATCATCCAAAGAACTGGTTCCACTGTATCTACATTTGATTATGATCATGATAGTCAAATAAATGGGACAAAATATATAAATTATGAACATCTAAACAATTTGCAGATACGTTTAGATGAAAATATAACTCTCAATGAAATGACTGGGAATGTTATTCATCTCAGAGCAGTTCAGAGTGGTATTCATCATTCGAGAACTCAACTTTTTAGAAGATTTTATTCGTATAGTTTCGCATTAGAACCAGAGAGGTGGTATCCTACTGGGCAGATAAACTTTGGTCTAGTGAAGGACCAATACTTGAATTTATCATTAAATGATTACGCGGGGCAAAGGGAACTTAGAGTTTACGCGCTTAGTTATAACATCTTAAGAATTGAACATGGAACCGCACGACTTCTCTTCGGCGGCGATTAATATTATCACACCAGTTTTTGAAAATGCAGTCATGTTGTCAGGACACTACGCACGAGCCTGTGGGCGCTCAACAATCCTCGCCAAGGATATGGAATATTGTATGAAATATTGTGCGATGCACACTATAGGTGATAAAATTGGTTCCTACTTTCCTGAAATTTACGATAGTGATGGTTCGGATATAGACGACATAGAAATAGTTGATGAGGAGGATGAAGATGCATTCGAGCCATATCAGGGTTCGAATGTCGCGATGAAGGCCATCACGGAAGCCTATGATGCGTGGGAGAGTTGGGTACCCACCAATCCGTCAGAACGCATGGTAAAAAATGCTATTGATAGTAATGAACACCTTGCATGAGGCTGAGGGTCCAGAGGGTCCAGAGGGTCCAGAGGGTCCAGAGGGTTGGACTGATTCAGAATATAAATCATTCAAGGTTGGTGAAGACACTTCAGATTCTGAATCAGATGTAGATGAACCCCTCATTATTAGGGGGTACAAGAAAGAAAAGTATAAAAAGATTTTGTTTACAGAAGAACTATTGCCAGAATAAAAATGTTTTATAATAATAAATGTCTACCCAAATGATTACTCAAATTGGCGCTGAGCTCGAAGCTCAGTCGCTTAACGCTGTCGTCGCTGGTTTCTCCTTCGCCGCCGCCCTCTCGTGGATGGACCTCGTCCGGTGGATGATTCACCAGGTTGTGAAGGTCCAGAAGAACAGTGGTGCTAACTACGCCCTCACCGCTGTCGTGACGACTCTGCTGTCGGTGATTGTTTACATGATTATGTCTCGTCTCTCCAAGCGTGTGCAGAAGCCCACGTCCCCCATGTACGCTGTGACTCGCTAAACTTTACGGGGTTTAGTGAACAACACAAGTATGACACCTGTGAGGACTATCAAAAATATATAAATGAACGCACTCCATCTATTCGGGTCCTCCATATCAGGGATTCGCATAGGCGGTGGAAGTGAAAAATCTTTCTTTACCCTCGGTATATTTTCAAGTTTATCAGTTGAACATTCAACGGCTAACTTTATGATATTGTTAGCGTGCCTGAAGTCATAAGGTATCAGGCGATTGTTACTACTATAGAAGAATTGTATCCTCAAACTCGAAATACTTTTTTGAGGACCTGAATCAAAAGTATGTACCACAGCATCATCCACCCCCGAATAATTTATGACGTCTCCGGATGTCAGTATACGTCCAGTGTAAAAAGGTGTTTCTGCGAACACAGTCTTGTTAAACTCTTCAGACCCACTGCTCAGTTTAAATATGATTGCATCAGGCCCTTGAAGATTGATACTCCCCGTGGTCAGTGTGGTTCCATCGGACACAACATTACTCGCAGGAAGTCCTAAAATATCGTGGGGTGTCGTGTACCCATCAACACCTGATATGTACCCATTGATGCCATCGTAAAAATCAAACGTGAAGGGGTCACCTCCGGTGAATGTGATGCTGTTTATATTTGAATCATACACTGCTGAAGTGATATTTGAACTTTTATCAACAAGTTCTGCGGCTAAGGTATTCCCGTTATAATTATTATTAGCCAGTGTAACACTTGTACCACTTATATAAAAAGTATTATTCCTTTCATTAATCAATAATTGACTGCTATGAATACGTGCTGAAATCATAGAAATCTTCTTCACATCATAAATAGGGTTTTTCAATTCTATGACGTAGTCTCCTGGGTTTGGATACAATACGGGGTCTCTCTCACTACTATCGAGGTCAAGTGTGTAGACGCTCATTAAAATAAAGGGATACTATTTTAATGCGTGTTGTTACTCGCTAGAATATTTAAAATTATTTAAAATCGTTGTTGTGCTATGGGGTTGTTCTGAAGCTGGTTCTTCGCGACGTCAAGACTGAAGTCATTCGCACGGGGGTTTTCGGTCCCCTTGTAGGGGTTCAGTTGGTGAAAAGAATCGTTCGTGTACTGCTGGGTCCACCCACCATTGGCGGCGCCAAGATGACCATCCATACGAGTCGTGTCCACACGCGCGGCTGTCGGCATACCACCTTGGTTAAGGGCCCCCGCGCGGACGTTCATACGCCCAGCGTTACCCTGTCGGTTCGCCTTTCCGCGGCGGTCGTCGGGCCTGAAACCGTACTCCATGAGTTCCTCGACCGTATGGGATGTACCGTAAGTGCGCTTCTCACCAATCTTAGAAGCCGGTGCGTTAACGTATCCGTGCGCGAATGAATGAATATTGGGGGCTGGGAGATTGTTGTAACCAAACTGTTCGATGTTACCATCTTTCTTGTTACGTGTGGGGTCCTGGGGCATGGTACCCGCTGAGATGATGCGTTTGGCACCCGAAAATCCCAGTCCATCATCACGCTGCCCAGTCTCCGAACGGTTCGTGAGACGCTTGGTGTGTTCATGCTCTGCACGAGGGACCAACCCCGACATACCTTGTGCCCGACCTGCTGTCTCCGGGCGGCGGGCGGGGAGGAAAGCTGTCTTTTCTGGACGGTTATGCGCGAGCTCACCAGCTATACCCCGCCGACCACCGTTGATATCCTTCGCGGGGCCGCTCCTACCCGGTAGCGTCGTGAGACGATAGGCACCGACGTTTTCAGGGTTGACCCTGAAAAGCTGCTGATGTCCACCAAATGCGGGGACATCGGGGCCTAAACCTAAACCAGGGCCAACCAACTGCTTCTCAACTGGTGAGAGGTTATTCATACGACCAAAATCATTATCATTCATACGGGCGCGTTCAGCGAGGGCGTCACCTCCGTTGGAACGGTTCTGGGGAGCAATCACTCCGAAATTAGTCGTTTCCATTTTCCTTTGCTGCATGGAGGGGTGGGTCATTATATCACCTTCCATCACGGGCACTTCGGCTCTTTCGGCTCTTTCGGGTCCTTCCTGGGTGGTAGCATTAGCCAGACCATAATTCTCCACACGTTTGGGTTCACTTAACTTTTTTCCTAAATATGCTAAACCTGCTATAGCGATTATTGAGATGGGGTCCGCCATTCTTATTTGTAATTAATATTTTTTATTGAGATATCTCTGTTGAAACTGTCCGTTCTGAAGTTCTGCACGGGTGCTCGCGGGTTCGTAGGACATGGTGCGCGGGGGTAACTTACAAGCGACGTCTTGGAGAGGGAAGAAGTTCTTCTCATACGTCTTGGTGACAATCTTGTTAAACTGACTCGTAGACTGGGGACGGAGCTGGTCACTGGTCTCGACGAACTGTGCGGGGGCCCCTTTACCCGCCATATACGGCGATGTACCGTAGAGCATCGTGTTGGGGCGGTTAGAACCGTAGTTCAATGTCGTGGGTTGGGGGTACACAAAAACTTCTTCTGTAGCACACACTGGGGGGTGAGCCGGGTTCTGAACCAATTTCAATCCTGGTTGGAGCTGGTACGCCATATACTATTGACTAAGAAATTGTTCCACTCCTTAACCCACTCCCCCGCATCATACCACTCCTCTTATCACCGTTGGGATCCAAACCCGCGAAAGCTTCCAACTGGGCACCACGGGCGTTGGGATCACACATACGGGGGTCGGACCTACACGTGGCACCGCTCTTATCACCGTACAACCATTCCGCGAAAGCAGTCTGGTCTCCTGGTATATCCGTGACGGGCATGGAGACAAACTGCCTCGAATACCCATTGCGCTGCTGCTCGGGGAGAGCGGACCGAGACCGGGAAGGACCATAGGGGATGCGGTCAGAAAGCGTACTGTTCACCTTATCATCCACAGAAGAATATTCAC